CTGTCATATTGATTACTTTAGCTAATAAAAAAGCTCTGAATCAACTTCAGAGCTTATAAATTCTGTGGTGCCTAGGGTCAGCTTCTTTCTGTATTGATTTTGAAAGAGATTTTTAACTTTTGGCGTAATTTTGGCGTAGTTGCTCTAAAAAGGATTGATAAAAATATCCTTGTTTAGAGCATTATATCATAGAAGTGAATTGTGCCAATGGTGGGAAATTTGAAAGGTTATTTGATGCGTTTAGCGTTAATTCTACACCAGCGAATAACTTCGCCAGCTATCCATCTTGGGTGTGATTTTTCTTTTAATCTCACGCCTTTTGGAAAACTTGGTTGTTTTACGATAACGTTCGCAGTGTGTTGATATGGACAACCAACGAGAGCCGCCACATAATCAAGAGGGATTAGGTTCTGACTTTTCTCTGTAAAAGCAGACACTGCCATAATCTTAATAGCCTCTGACATTTCTTTTTGTGTTTTATCAGGTAATTCCATTATTAAGCTCCAATAAAAAACCGCCCATAAGAGCGGTTATAGTGATTTATTTTAGTTAGCCGATAAACGATACAGTAAATGTTCAAAATCGGCTCTATGGGCTTGTTTAAGCGGTTCTATGAGCTTTCTCGCTAGTGGTAGCGATTTATCATAGTAACGCTTGTATTCTGTGTGGTGTCCGTAAACTGTCGGACTATATGACGAACCAATCACTTCTAACGGTTTAACCAGTTTTCCAAGTAACCAATTCATCTGGCCGTGCGAGAATAACAAAAGAGTAAGATTTGAGATTTCTTCTTTTGTTAAATCAAAAGTAAATCTTTCTTCTGCTGGTGGAAGTGCAATAGGCTGCAAGTTCATAATGAACGCCATAGCATTTCCAAATTGGTCTTGTGGAATTTGGTCGTATTTAGCAACCTTGAAAGCAGATTTCAACTGGCGGTAGATTTCTTGCCAGTGTAAACCTGTTCTATGGTGTGCTTGTTGTACCGCAGATTGGATCGCCTGTTGTTGCTCTGGTGTAATGGTATTTGGTAAAAGTGCGGTCGATTTCTTGTGTAGATTTAAGAACGCACGTAATACGATTAAGTGGAATTTAGGACTAATCCACATCGCATAGGCAAGCATTAATTCTTCGCAAGCGTAAGTGCCGCCTTGTGTTCCTCTAATAACTTTTAGTGCATTAGGCGTTTCTTTTTCTATTTCCGCGATGAGATCTTTTGTCATATCAATACGAAGAAAAAATGCGGGCTTGTGTTTTGTTAAATTTCCGCTTGCTTGATGAAGATCGTTTAAAGAGAAAAGGTTTTCGTATGAACGAATTGAAGTGTTAAGAATTGCTAAATTTGACATTTTATGCTCCGAATGTTTTGTGTGTTATTAGATCACTTTTGTAGGGTGATCGGGCTTCAACAACCGCATTCGGGCGGCGGAACTTATTTCCGTTAGGTATTGTATTAGGTTCTCTCGACCCGATCATTGAAAGTTGCAAATCTGCAACTTTTAAATTTTGAGCATAAAAAAACCGCTATGCTATCGGGTGCGGATACCGCCGAATGTATTGTTGTACGGTAATCCTATTCCCGATTGAGTGGGTTGTCAATATCTATATTTGGCAAAATAGAAAAAAGCACTCTTTTTTCTGTATAGTCAATTTGTTCAAATTCATTGAGTTCATTAATATTATATATTTCTTTAACCCATTCCTCTTTCTCTTCTGATACGATTTGCTTTTCCAGTGTAATTTTTTCTATAAATTTCTTTCCTTTTAATTCCTCCAGATTATCTAAACTCCATAATATTGAGCGTTCAGTATATATTAGATTTTCACAAAAGAATTTAGGATCAAAATCCAGCTTTTCTACGTCAGAAAAACAATCAATGAAATCCCTTGCATATTTAGCTCTAGTATTTAACTTTAATGCTCGCTTTTCTTCTAAAGAAAGAAGATCTTTACTATGTTTAAAATTATCATTAACTAACTCACTAGCAAGAAATGATATTTTCTCTTTTTTTATAAAATCATAGCTAGATAAAGCATTTTCTATTCTTAACTTTAATCGCTCTTCAAATTTAATAGTTTCTTTAGGAGCAGAGGGGATGGCTATTTGATCTTTAAAGACTTCAATTTCTTCTTTTCGTGTAATTTCATCATTATCATTTTGGGAAAAATAAGAAAATAATTTTTTAAACATACCGACACCTCAATTCAGATACAAAAAAACCACTTAATTGTGGCCACCTACTTTCTATTGAAAGTAAAGTTATCTTAATCCGAAATTAAGAGGTGTCAATGTAAATCAATTATTTTCAATATCTTATCCAGTCACCCAGCAAAACGCTTTCCATACAACACCAAAGAATAAGCCTATCCAAGCTCCAGCCATTGCAATAACAAAAGCTCCAGTTAATAAGTAAATCAGCCATTCTGTAAATGCTTTCATTTCATTTCTCCATTAAAACAAAAGGCGCTCACTTGGAACGCCTATTGGATTTGTTAAATATTGATTTACTGCTTTGTATATATCCACTATTAATTCAAGTGGAATGTTCGATCTGAAATTGTACGAATGATCCAAGTGTTTCATTCTAATTTCACTCTTCTTTTTGTGATTATGCCGTAAAGGTAATTTGATATTGCTTTTGAATTTCGTTGCTTTCTTGTGAGGAAAGCCATAGCAATGATAGTGAGCTAAGTTATCAAACGGAATTTTAAAATTTAAAATATCGTCTATGTAATACCAAATCTTACTGCTTGCCGGATTTTCTATTACATAAACTTTCGGATTGTATCGTTTGATAATTTCTATCGTGTTATAGATACAAAGCTCACCATTAATGCGGTTTAGGAAAGAGCGGTCATATTTGAATTGGACGTGCGGTAAATCATAATCCACACGACTTCTTACTGTGAATTTTGACAACTCACGATTGACTGCGCCTGTTTCCTGTTTCCAGCTCGCATTGCCTCCCCACATCGCACTTGCAACCGACCAACTCTCACAAGGCGGACTGGCTATAATCAAATCAGGTTTAGGCAGTTTATCAAGCTCATCAAATAGCTTGTTATCACCAAACATACGACTATAATCAGCTAAATTGAGATTAATAAAATGATTATTTTTACTCTCAATATCTATGCCGACAGGGTATATTTTGACTGACTGACTGACTGACTGACTGACTGACTGATTAAATAGCTCTGCGCCTTGCGTATAGCAACCGTTGCCACTATCGAATAAAGCCCAAACAATCATATCAATCACCCGCTTTATGGTTTACCTTTGCCATATTAACCACTGGCAACATATCAACCAGTGGTCGCTGTAAACTTTTTCGATGTTCAGTGTCGATATTTTCATAAGCCCAATTAATGAACTCCTTAACATCTTTCGATTCGCCTCCAGCATCTAAATACTTACAGCAAACAAAAATTAAATTGTCTCTCGTTTCGCTATCAAGCAGAATCCAGTATTTTTTAGCTATATCTATTGATAAATAAGCTTCTCCATCACTGACGTTAGGAATGAGCCTAAATGAAAATGCAAACTCAAAGATATTTTTGAATAACGAATAAGGAATACTCACATTAATCTCATTCATTTCTGCCCCTTGTTTTTATTTGTATAGTTTACTAACTCACGGATTTTCTCACGCACAAGCTCCAAAGCCTTTTCTAAACTCCGTTCTTTTTCGTGTAATTCCGCTAATTCGTGTTCTGCTTGTTCTTTGTTCATAATTTACCTAAAAGAAAACCGCCTTATTTGGCGGTCTCAATCATTTTTAAAATACGTTCTGGAGTTTCCTTTACTACCACATTATGCTCGTCAGAAAACTTAACAATTGAGCAGTCATTGTGTGCCGATGTTACAGTTCTAATTAAATCTACATTTACAATTAAATCACCGTCACCAGCTCTAAAATTTGTCAATTTAATAAATTTACTCATAACCAACTCCTAGAATGGAATGTTATCGTCAAAGCTATCACCTTGTTCATCCATCGCATTTGATAGATTTGGCTTAGCTTTGCTTGATTTCGCTTGTTTCGGCTCATCTTGGCGACCACCTAACATTTGTAAGTTATCACCTTGAATTTCGGTAGTGTATCGGTCTTGTCCGTTGCCATCTTGCCATTTACGAGTTTTTAAACGCCCCTCAATGTAAACTTGTGAACCTTTGGTAAGATATTGGCCTGCGATTTCAGTAAGTCTGCGATAGAGTACAATGCGATGCCATTCTGTTTGAGTTTTTTTCTCGCCAGTGTTTTTATCTGTCCAGCTTTCACTTGTTGCCACTGTAATGTTTGCGACTTGCTCACCGTTTGGCATTGTTCGGATTTCAGGGTCATTCCCCAAAAAACCCACGATGATTACTTTGTTAATTCCAGCCATTAGCTCATTTCCTTAATTAATTGTTGATAATATTCTTGAGCAGCATTAACTCGCTCTTTGATTTCTTCGATGATTTTGTCATCACGCTTAACTGTAACGGTTGTAATACGTTTTGATTGTGGTATTTGCTCCACTAAATCAATGTATCGTGTCGGGTCGTCATAGCTTGATAATTGCTCGTATGGAGTAGGTAAGAGTACAAAGTCAATTTGAGCTTCTTCGCAATCCCATAGCCACATATAGCCTTGCATTTGGATTGTGTAACCAGCTTTTTTCGCTTTTTCTTCCGCCTCATCGGTAAAGAATGGGTGAGATCCAATATCCCACGAGCATTTCGTATCAATGATTAGCTTTCTTGTCGGAACGTAAATATCACATTCGCCAGTAATCCAATCATTTTCCCGTCTTTCTTCGTTTTTCTTTAATGCTAATCCACGCTTGCGGCCGCTTAATTTAATAGCCTGTTCTTCAAGTGCGATACCTTTCTCAGTGTACTTGTTACCCTCAAAATCTTGATAGCCAAACAGGTCATATTTAACTATCTTTCTCACCGCACTTTTAGCAGTGGCAGATATACCGCCACCGCTTTTCGGTTTAACCATTAAATCAGCAAGCCCAGAGCATCTAGCTTTCAGCTTGTACATTTCCATTCTCAACCGCCTCTAATTCAGCAATTTGTTCTTGACTAAACTCATAAGCCCCACTATCGCACAAGTCTTGTAGAGTAGTTTCACCGTTGATAATGCTTTGTTTGCAGTTATTAAACGTTTCATCATCTACAACCGTTACAAAGCTCGCATCTTGAATATTGTCTGCGTAGTTGAATTCTTGATTTTCAGCATCTTTCACAACTGCTTGATCGGCTAATACTGCTTGTTGCATTTCAACTGATAATGGAGCTTGTTTTGATAGCAATAACTTCATCACAGTTTTTAATGCCATCGCCTCGAAGTTGTCAGCCCAAACGCTTGTTGCCCATTGTCCTTTTGCTTTCTTGTCAAGGTAAGTGCGGTAGGTTTGAGAATAGCGTTGTGCGTGTTGATCAACTTCCGCCTCCGTCATATACAATTCAGCGGTAAAGCTATTTAATAACTCGAAGTAAGCATAATATCCAATAGGCTTTTCTTCTTGCGTTGGTTTTTGTTTCCAGTCAAACACATAGCCGTTAATTGGATCTTCTTCGATTAATTGCTTTTCATACACTGGCACGGCGACCAATCTTTTAAACTGCCCAGAGCGTTGAGCAAGTTGAATTAATCCTTTGTAACCTAGTTGAAATTGCGCCTCTATCTTGTTTTCCTTTTTGTTGTTAAAAGGAACGATATAGGCAAATCCTAGCCCATTTTGAAGTGGTAGATTTAAGGTTGCAGCCATACAAGCCGCATTAAAAATACTTGATGGTTCGGCTTTTCTTAATAGTGCGTTACTGTTAGCAATCTGCATCACACTTGTCGCAAAGGTTGCTGAATTCTTTCCGATCAATTGCTCGACTTTAGTCTTAATGTTCGGGTCATTAAAAAGCTCCCGAAGTGTTTTATGCTTAACGGGAGCTTTTACTTGTTGATTAGTTTGTAGTTGGTTAGTCATTTTGTTTCACCTTTATTGGTTAATAATTGAGGATATATCCTTTTCGATAATCTTCCTCTAACTGTTCTAATCTATCTTCTGCCATGGCGGTCAAGATTTTAATTCGCATTTCTTCATAATCAGTGCCAAGTGCGACCGCTTTTAGAAATTCGTCATCATCAAACATCTTTTCGCTAAAAGCACAGAGTGCATCGCTATCACCATTTGAAATATCTTCTTCAATACACTCAATTTCACGCTCTACCGCCTCGTTATACGCATCTTCGGCGCAACATCTGCGGTCATAATCATTGAACGTTTTGCGTTCCCATTCGGCTATTATGCTCATTTATCAGCACCTCAATTTTTCCAAAGTATTCTGTTAATTCGTCAAACGTAGAAATCAAAGCTCTGCGACCTTGCCACACTACATCTTTAGGCGGTGCGAGTAATCCGCTATGTACTACGTTTTCTTTTGTGTATAGTCGGAATTTAAACTGTCGATTTAAATCAGCACTAGAAAAATACACTTGCTTTTCATCTTCTGGCTGGCTCAGTCTTTGTTTTGTATAAGACTTAAACAATTCCAAAGATCTAACCCAAGACTTCATCATTCGAGTTCTGCCAGCCTTTTTCATCTTGTCGCTAGTTCCCTTAGGCTTTCTTTGTTTTTGCCCGTATAGCGGCAATCTGACTTCATTCATAGCGTTAAAACGCTCGATATAGCGATTAATCAGCATAATTGCGTTACGTTCCGAATGTTGCGGATAGGTAGAATGGTTAAGCACTCCATTAATAAACAAACTAGCAATAAAGAAACCGTTTTTATTCTGCGAAAGTTTAATTTCTGATGTGAGTTTCATTTTTGCCATTATCTAATTCCTTTTGTTTTTGTTCTGTATAAGCTAGAGCCTCTTGTTTAGCTGGCTCTGTAAGGTTTGGTTGATATTGCCCATTCTCGGCAATCCATTGAATTCTTGCCTGTTCACGCTCTAATGCTGTTGGTTCGCTTGCTTGCGCTGCGAGTGCGGTAAGCATTGTCATAGCAACTAGGCAGATTGATAACACTGTCGCAATTACATAAGCAGTTGTTTTAAGAAAATTGATTAACTTGTTCATAGTATTTACCTCATACGGTTAGGAATGTTTGGTTAAAAAAATCCCCTAGTGCCAAAGTGTGAAAGCAGCTAGGGGCTAACCAATTTAAAGGAGATTTTTTTATTATGAAAAACGCTGTTTCCAGCTAAATCCGCTCTCGTTCAATCAATTATTCAAGAAGATTGAGCTTTAATTCGCTATTTGAAAGCGGATTGAGATGGAGGCTCTTTCGGGATTTGAACCCTGCGTCATTTTTCAAAGTTAGCATTAAACTAATTTTTATCTTAGTGTTAAAGGTGTCGGTTTCCACAACCAACTCAACAAAGAGCCATTTCAAAACACACTTCTCTCTATCATTCGCAGAGGTTTCACTTGCCTCTGTGTCTCTGTACTGCAAATGTGCTTTGAGATATTTCCCCACTGCGAATTGACTTTCTGTAACTGTCAGTTTTTCACTGGTCTCATCTTTCAGTGGGATTTCCGTTTACTCTCATTATGTAGGGTAGGGCTTTTAATCTACACGACCGCATAATGCCGTTATGAGTAAACTTCTTGTAATCTGGTTTTTAAAGAGCGGTGAGATATTTGTTTATGTGTATCTCGTTTTGATGTGTGTATGATATAAGATATCTTATATATAGTAAAGCGATTTCTTATAAAAATTTATATAAAATCTATAAACATTCTTATATTTGATTGATTTTTAAAGAAATAAATTTTCAAGAAATGTGTTTGATCGCTTATTTTTTAACCAGCCACAAAATAAAGTTCGTGTTTTGAAGTGTATTTTTGTGATTTTTGCGATGCTGATCGCAAGTTTGGGTGGCTATAATTGGTTTAAATTGAGGTTGGTTTATTATGACCATGCTGATAAGGAGGGCGAATTATGAAAAAAGAGTTTAAAAAATGGCTAATCTCGCTGAATAGCGAAGGGATTAATAGCTTAGGGATTAATGAGATAGTGTCGCGCGTAGATGAAGAGTTGAGGATTGTGCGCGCTAATGAGCAGGAGAGGATTGTGCTAGAGGAGTTGATTGCGGAGTTTAAATGTTAATAAAAAACCGCCAGAAGGCGGTTTTTTTTGTCAAATAGAGGATTATTTTTTCTTGCTATCGTGCTTTGTTAGTGCTTTATGTGTTTTCTTTATACTTGACTGTATTTTGTTAATTTTTTCTTGGGAAAGGGCGAGATCTTCAGGTGCTGTTCCAGTATTTGAGATCATTACATTACGAACAGATCGGCCAACGGTTTCAGCCGCATTTTCTAAATTTCTTTGCCCTTTAATATTTTGATTTCTTATTTTTGCTTCTGTTTGTGTTACGCGGAATATATTCGCTGCGAGCTCCTCATTATCCATGAAATCAAGCAGTGATGCTTTGTCATCAAATAGCCCTTTTTTGTTTTTTAAGCTTTTAATATTCATATTATACATCCCTCTATACCCAGCATTTTGGAAGAAAGCATAGTTCTCCACGCCGTGTTTGTGGGCAATATGGCTCAGGCTTTTTTCTCTATCTGAAATGTCACCACGTAAGTAAACGCGATCTACCTCTTCGGCGCTTTGGCAAAGTGTGTGAATTTCATCTGCCAGTTTAGCGAAATATGCTTGGGCCGCAGCAACCTTTGGATTACTTATATTTCCATTCATAACCGTTAGATAACAAGCAAAGCGAGTCATTTTAAAGTCAGATGGAGTGTTCGGCGATTGTGTCTGAATGAAGTTGTCTGTAATTGGAATATTTAAGTTATTACATACAGCATAAGCCTTATTCATTGCTTTTAAAATCGCCTGCATATCGTTATACCCTAACATCATAGCAAGATCAGAAGCGTACCAATATGTAATGCCATTTTCTTTGGCAAAATCATCAAAGGTGAGTTCGTTTCCGTTTTCAAAAACTAATGCAAGTTGCGTCATACTGGAGTTAAATTTTGGGGACATTTTTAATGGTTCCTTTATTCTATCACAAAAGTGATTTGAGTTATATTTTTATTGTGCGCGGGCAGAAAACCGCCCATATCTAGATAATATCTGTTAGGCTGCACCTTGAATAGGTGGCAGGGTAATTAGCATTATTCATGTATAACCTATTGTTTTATTTATAAAATAACCCTGCAGGGAACTTGCTTGCGGCATCATTACAAATAACTTCTGCGCTCAGCCGTTACAACAACACCGAGTACCAAAACACCTTACCAATCACAGAGACTTCGTTGAGATCGGCTATTTCGTCGTCGTACTCGTCTGTGTTATAGCTGCGGATTTTTATTTGATTGTTTGGCATATTGTAGAGCAGTTTAATCCGCAATAGCCCGCCGTGGTTAATGGCATAAATGCTGCCGTCACGAATGGTTTTATTGCCTGTATCGATGCCGACGGTCGCGCCGTTTGGAATAACTGGCTCCATTGAATTGCCGTCTGCTACCACGCATACCGCATTTTCATACTGCACGCCTTGCCGTCTTAATGTGGCGCGTGAAAAGCGCAGTTTGAAGTTGTTGTAATCCATAATGTCATCAGCAAAACCATTTCCAGCGGCTAAGCGAATTTCTTGGAAAAGCGGAACTTCTACCTCGTCATCGTTTAATGGCGTATTACGGTCCCACAGATCAAATGAGCCTGTTTCGGCTACATTTGATTCTATTTGGGGCTGTACTATTTCACCCGTGCCATTTAAGAGCCATTCCGGAGAAATTTTCAAAGCCTTGGCTATTTGTAAGCCATTTCTAGGGCTTTTTGTAACTCCGTTCAAAATATTACTGATCGTCACTTGTGATGTTCCGGCTAATGCAGCTAATTCAACTTGGTTTTTCCCCATCTTGTCCATTGCAAACTGCAATCTTTCAGCAAGCGTATTCATAAAACCCTCCTTAATCGCCCGATCCTATAAATAAACTTATATAAAATCAAATAAGAAATCCTTTACAAATTATAATGTATCTTATATTATGTATAAGAATTTTAATTAAAGGTGAACTATGAAGAACGAGGCAATCGAAAAAGCAATTT